GCGGCGTCAACAACCAGTCGGGAGGTGATTGCCGCGTGGACGATGGCGGCGTCAACAACCAGTCGGGCGGATACTGCTTCGTGCACGATGGCGGCGTCAACAACCAGTCTGGCGGTGAATGCCGCGTGCACGGCGGCGGAGAGCTAAACGAGGTGACCAGATGAAAATACTCACTAATTCATCTGTCCGATGTTTCAGAAAATGCGCGCGCGCATATAAATTCCAGTATCACGATATGATACGACCTGTATCGAGCGCGGCCGCACTGACCTTCGGGCGGTTATTTCATGAAGCGCTCGCAGTGTGGTTTGAGTACCCAGATAGCCGCCTAAATAAGGCGCTTGGAGCCATCTTCGTCAGTGACGCTGATGAGCTCGATAAAGTCGTTGCATCCGAGCTCATAATCGGCTACGATGCGCGCTGGTCATCAGAACAAATCGAGACAGTAGCGGTTGAGAGATCGTTCGAAATGCCGCTAGTGAATCCGATTAGCGGTGCTACATCGCGCACTTGGATAGTCGGCGGAAAGCTCGACTTGCTAGTAAAAGTCAATGGGAAAATAATGCTCGGAGAGCATAAAACGTCAAGCGAGAACATCATACCAGGTAGCGTATATTGGCAACGATTACAGCTCGACAGTCAGATCAGTACCTACTACGCAGGCGCGCGCGCCGAGGGTTTTGACGTAGAGGGTTGCATGTACGACGTTATCGGCAAGCCGCGCATCCGACCTTATAAGGCAACCGCAGTAGAAGCACGCAAGTACAAAAAAGATGGTACACTTTATGCTAATCAGCATGCTGATGATGAATCGTTGACCGAGTTTCGCACTCGGCTTCACGCCGACATCGCGGAGAATCCCGACCAGTACTATCAGCGCGGAGAGGTATACCGAAACTACGAGGAAGAGCGATTGGCCGCATGTGACCTATGGCAACTGGCGCTGAATATTCGCGCATGCGAGAAATCGAATGCATGGCCGCGTAACCCGGACGGATGCTGGAAATATCAGCGCGCATGTGACTACTGGCCAGTATGCATCGGTGAACGCAGTATCGATGACCCATTTATGTATCGCAAAGCAACCACTCAACACGAGGAGTTAGACAATGAATCAGCCACAAATGTCTGTCCATTCTGAACCGAAGATGAGCCTATCCAAGATCGTGAAAGGCCGCATTACACAGCCTGTAAGGCTAGTGCTTTATGGACCTCCAGGAATCGGCAAGTCAACATTCGCCGCAAGCGCGCCGGCGCCTATCTTTATCGGCGCGGAGAAGGGAACGGCGCAACTAGACGTCGAACGATTTGCACAACCTGAGACATGGTTAGACGTGCTTGACGCAATCACAGAGCTCGGAACTCAACAGCATGGGTACCAGTCGCTTGTTATCGACACGCTCGATTGGATAGAGCCGCTGATTCACGCTTACGTCATAAATGAAGAAAATAAAAGTAGCAATAACAAAGTTACCAACATTGACGCTGTAGGGCAAGGGTATGGCCGTGGATACGCACTCGCGCTTACTCAATGGCGCAAGCTCATCACATATCTTGAGCGCCTCAGTGACCTCAAAAAAATGAATCTTTTGTTGCTTGCGCATAGCCAAATCAAATCGTTCAAAAATCCAGAAGGCTCTGACTTTGACCGGTATGAGCTCAAGCTCCAAAGCAAAGCAGCGGGACTCGTCCAAGAATGGATTGACGAGGTTTTATTTTGCAACTATGAAACATGCACCACAGAATCGAAAGGTCGAGTGCGCGGGATATCCAGTGGAGCTCGGGTAATTCATACGACGCGTACTGCCGCATTCGACGCCAAGAATCGCCATGACCTACCTGATGAATTGCCTTTATCGTGGGAAGACTACTACTCTGCTATCTCCGCTCGCGAGCCAGCGGCCGCAGTAGACATCAAAAAAGCCATTGCTGAACTGCTTGAAAATGCTGGCTCAGATATTGCTAATAAAGTAACCGAACGAGTTGAGGCCGCCGGTAACGACGCGCCGAAGTTGACTAAAATTCTAGATAGACTAAGAACTGTAATGAAAGGACAAAATAAATGATAAACCCAGGCACTTATGTAGGCAAAGCCGAATCGTATGATTTCGGCGTAAGTGACAAAAACACTGAATTCGTCACTGTAACTTTTCGCATTGAGGAAGGCGAAAGTACTGGGGAACGAATAAATTGGAGCGGCTATTTTACCGAAAAAACCACGCAACGCACGCTTGAAAGCCTCAGGTATTGCGGATGGTCCGGAGATAACGTTGCTGACCTTACTGGTATCGAAAAGAATCTGGTGCAACTAGTAATAGGCACTGAGGAATACAACGGTAAAACCTTTTCTAAAGTGCAGTGGGTAAACCGTCTTGGAGGTATGGCCGTCAAAAATCGAATGGACGAAACGGCGCGCAAAGCCTTCGCCGCAAAGATGAAAGGCGCTGCCATGTCAGTATCGAAAGACCTGGCAAAAGCTGCTCCAAAAGCCGAGACGGAACAACCTTCTACTCCGACTAGAGAGCCTGGCGACGACTTCCCATTCTAATGTCTAAGCAGGGGATGCTCGATGGCCGAGCGGCAGGCTGTAAACCTGTTTTCGAAAGATCCAGGGAGTTCGATTCTCTCACCCTGCACTACTCTCGCCGCCTATCGAGGTCGGTTGTCAATGCAGAAAACAATCAAAAAAACAGAAATAAACGTAAAGGAACCCACTGTTACAAAGTGACAAGCCAAGCCGATACCCGATAGGCGGTTCTAAATTTACTTTGAATGTTTATATGTCGATATCTCAATTGGTAGAGACCACGTCTCCAAAACGTGTATATTTGAGTTCAAATCTCAATCGACATGCAAAGGTTGACACCCGATTCCTGCGTATCAAAAGAGGTGTGACTATCAGCAGAGACTGATGACGTCTAACGTCAAGACACAAATAGGCGTGACATTTCGGAGAGACGAAAATTTTATTGAAAGGACTAATATGAACATCAAAAAATGGCAACATGCAGTACATCGGCTAGCGCTAGACAAGGGCTGGTACGACGGTGCTATACGCACTGTAGATTACGATCTGCACCCATTAGAAATCGCCGGTAGGCTAGCTAATGTACACGGCGAAGTTTCTGAGGCTCTAGAATGTCTGCGAGACAGTGAAATGGATACGTGGCATGGCCCTACTGGAAAGCCAGAGGGCATTGGCATTGAACTGGCAGACGCCGTCATCCGTATCATGGATTTATGCGAGGCAATCGGAATCGACCTCGAAGAATGCATGTCGATCAAACACGAGTACAACGAGACACGATCGCGTAGGCATGGCGGGAAGGCGCTATGACGAAAGACGATCCAGTAAATCATCCGTCGCATTACACGTTCAGTAGCATCGAAGTTATTGACGCTATCGAGGAGTGGAGTCTTGATTTTCACCTTGGTAACGCGATAAAATATATAGCTCGTGCCTCGCATAAAGGAAATGAGCTCGAAGACCTAAAGAAAGCGATATGGTATATCAACCGTAGAATTAGCAAGCTGGAGCAAATAGGCTAATCTCAATGCCAATAAAACCTGAAAATAAAGCGCTCTATCCAAAGGACTGGAAAGCAATCCGCGCCGAAGTACTCGGCCGCGCGCAGAATAAATGCGAGTCCTGCGGAGCGCCTAATCGTACGTGTATTGAGCGATATTCGGACGGCCGGATTAGAACGCAACTACAGAGACACAAAGGCTCTGAACAGGTACATATCGTACTAACAATCGCCCATTTAGACCACGATCCAACGAATAATGGCGAGCCAGGTAATAGACCTAACCTGCGCGCGTTATGTCAGCAATGCCACAATCGACATGACGCCAAGATGCGCGCCGAGCACGCACGGGCAACTCGGCGCTCTAAAGTTGCGGATAAGGAATTGTTCTAACCGCGGACCGGCCATCGATATCCGAGTAGCCGCGACTTGTCGTACCACGACTCACATACTCGGTTTCCCTGATTACCGCCGAGCACGCATATCCTGCCGTTCTCTTCACGTAGGTAAAATCCTACGTGACCTTGCCAGTGTCTCGGTGACGTACGCCAGAATACAGTAATCGCACCATATCCAGGTAGTTTTATGTCATGCCCGTAGGCTAGCCAGCTGCGTGCATTGGCGCGTTTGGTGATTAGATACCCAGATTTTTGAAGCGTCCAGTTCACGAAGGCCGAGCACCACGCGGTCTCGTCATCCCGAAATCCGCCGCATGTCGAGAGATACTCGATTATTCGCGGATTAGCGGCCGGTCCCGGCACTTCGGTAACGCCCATTTCGGACTTGGCAATATCCATCCAGTCAGGTTTCGTACACATGTTTCTCATTTTCGTGTAATATTCAACTCCGTTTCAGGTCGGAGTTGTCCTACAATTGACTGCAAATCATTACTGATAGCTTTCAAGCGCGATGCGTCATCCGCTGGAAGGCAAAGTACGTTACTGCCTACAACGTCAGACGTGCCTACATCTAGGTATGAGTACTCCAATACCAGTCGCATTGAGTACCGGTAAGCAATCATTTTCGAGTCAGCAAACCAATACGCGCGCGCTGCCTGGATGAGTGCTGTCACCGATGGCGATAACTCATTTGCTTGAGCGTACAGCCTACCAGCATCTAGATATTTGTGCGCAAGATAGGCGGTATTAGCAGAGTCGAACAGCACGGCCGCGCGCGCTCGAGCGCCAAGATATGGACTCTCGTATCCGCCGGCAACCGAGCTCATTGATAAAATGAGCACGGCTGCCAGGGATAACGTGCGAATTATGGACATTCGTCCAGCGGATCGCCGTCGGACGACTCGACAACGCACTTGAGCCGCTCCACAAATCCAGGGACATCTATCGCTAGGTCGCACCAATCGCCGCAGTAGTTCTCGTTGGCCTTACAGGCATTCTCACATGTAGGCTCAACGACGTCGGAGTCGGGTACTGGCGCTGGCTCCGGGGACACCCCGCCGCAGTTTGACATTCCGAGAATCAACGGCATCAGGATGATAGTACAGATTGTTGATATTTTCTTCATATTCCCGGCGCCTTTCGAAAGATGACCAGCTCACTGGTCTTTCTCCATGCGATGAGATCGCTGTTGATTAGTACGTTTCCACCGTCACCGAACTCTTCGCCCCATGATCCGCGCTCGACAAACACGTCACCGTCGTATGCTCCTATGAGGCGAGCATGACCTCCGTAATCTGGGTTACCGGAATACCATCCGGGAGGTACCCCTAGTGGGTCATCGCCGCGTTGCCAGTTACCATACTCAGGACCTACAAGTCCGCAGATACCTACACAGTAGCCTTCGTCAAGCGCAATCTTGACGTCGTTGACACGCTGGTCACCAGTAGACTCAATCCAAAGCAAGTCGAACGGACCGCGTCGTTTATAGGCTTCACGGTACGCCTTGCTCGGTGGAAGTCTCCGAAACTCATCGATGTCGTATGGCCAGAACTTCTCTGGAGCAAAGCCCCACTTCGCGCCGGCCGCCATTGCTGTCTCAGGATTACAGCCATCGTCGTACTGTACGTCATTCTGTAGGACGCGTGTGTTGTAGTAGCCGAATAAGCGCGATGGCGTACCATCTGCGTCAGCGTCCTTCGCGTTATCCGCGACTACTAGTTGTGCAATCATCTGCCACACACATGACCCAAGTGAGCCTTGGTCATACGCTGGTGGTAGTTGCCACATATTGTCAGCGTCACCCTTAGGTTTAGCGCTTGGTAAGTGTGGTACTGCCATATTCATCGGCGGGCGGTAACCAGCCTCATGTGATGGTCGATACCCTAATCCCTTGCCATTGAACGCCATTAGAATTGCTCCGTGGATAGCTCGTTGACGACATCAAGCGCTCGAGGTCGCGGTATGACAAGCGCAGCCGGCGCGCCGGACGCGTTACCATCGGATGCCATAACGACGCCGTATTTGCCAATCAAATCCATTAATTCTGTGAACGCAAGCTCGAATTCTTTGAGCGCGGCCTGGACATCTTTGCTGTTCAAGGCTTGTCCGCTGGCGGCTGCGTGGTTAGCGACGGCTAACGCGACCCGGCATTTTTTCAGGACATTATCGATTTTAGCTTTCGTCTCGGCAGGGATAGACTCGGTCGAATTTACGAAGCTTTCGATGTTGTCCAAAATCAGCACTGCATCTTGCACGACGGTCAAGACAGTCGCGATGATGGTACCCAATGTCGCACCGCATCCGGCAATGGCCGGCGCGGAAATGCTCAAGAATAACGCTAAAACCAATGCTTTTTTCATTTTACCTCGTCACTGTAATTGTGTTGGATTTTACCTTGATGTATGGTGATGACTGAATAAGTAAGTCAAGCTTGATGTTCTGCACGGCGATCTGTTCACGTTGCCCGTCAATCGCATTCTCGATTTTCAGCATGCGATCTTTGAGTTCTTCGAAGTCCGCCATTGCAACGGACGGTTGCGCGGATGCGGTAGACTGTGGGTTAGTTAGCCACGCCGGCGCCGATACGCCAGCGCCGCCTACCATTGCGCCTAGTAGGCCAATGACTGCGATGATGATTTTAGAGTCTTTCGGCGCGCGGACTTCTAGCTCCACGCACCCGTTATCTTTTGGCACTACACACCAAAGATGGCCAACAGGCCGGTTACAGCTTGGTAGATCATGTCATCGATCTGTTCATTGCCGGTATAGTACGCCAAAGCCGCACCAATACCTACAACCACCGCAAGAATCGTTTTTTTGTACGCTCTAATGATATCCATATTTTACCTCTTTTCGTGTTATCCAGGTGAATAGTAACTTTCGTGAATTGTAATCCCTTTCACATATACCTCGCCTCCAGAATTTGCACGACACACGATGTCAACAGTTTCGTCGGCCGCGCGGCGATTTGCGTCATCCGATAAATCCTCGGTCCCAACATCGAGCTCCCCTTCTAGCCACGCGTATGCGGTGTTTGTAATCGCGATAGTTACAGTGTCGGATGTCGCATTAGATGTAGCCTTGATGTATCCGCCTACTTGTCCAGCATCTGCATGCGCGATGACCCGAAAGCGCACTGTTCGCGATGTCTCGCCACTCGCTATTAGACGAGCAATGCACTCGGGCGAGTGCCAGAACATCGCGGTTTCGGACGTAGAATCCTCCATATGCTCTTTGCCGGACCACGCAAATAGCATGCGATCGGTCGATAACAGCGCATAATATAGGCCGTTGTGAACTGCCTTCATTGACTGACGAGTAACCGCATGTGCGGCAACCGCCGCATAAATCGGTTTTTTCGGCTGTAGTGAGTTTAGGTCTACACCCATAATTTTGTCGGGATTTCCCATACATGCGCGTGGTAGGCCTACGCACATAATTTCTTCGATGTAGGCGCCTGTAGCGCTGCCAGCATCGCAGTCGAAATTGACCACTACCGATGTCGAGTCGTCAGCTACCGCGTTCGTGATTGCCTGTTGCAGGATAATGGTTCCCGGAACGCCGCCTGAAATCGACCAGTTTACGGTCTCCTCGTCAACGCCTCCCGAGTGACTAACGGTAATGTTCCCAGTATTGGCTTGATCGGCAATCATTGTCCCAGCGATGCGAAAAATCCACATGTGCACTGGATAAACAGCGTATCCACCGATAGCTGGTTGTCGAAGTCGGTAGTAGAATGACTCATTGCTGCCCGCCGCCACTACTGCGTGCGACGGACAGTGCGCCGGAATGAGCGTAGTCCCGTGACCGAGTATCCAATTGACTAACAAACCCATGTCGTACCAAAATCCCGACCGTACAGGTTTGGCGGAGAGAATTGACCCTAATACGCCTGTTGTATTATTAGGTGCGATTATGGGTACATCTGTAGACAATTAACACGCCTCCCTTACAGAGACATGGGTTAGACTACCTACGCCGCAACCGTATACAGCTATGCGCATTGTAGGTGTGTAGGTCTTAGCATCACAGCGTTCACCGTTTTCGTTGTACGCATCCGATGTGACATAGCTGCGTAACGCCGATTGCGAAAAATCGGTAGCAGCGCTCAGGTCTACTACCTCGTTTATTAATAGAGTAGGGACTATCTCGTCGGTCAACGCCGCCTCGTACCCGAGAGAGCTCATGTAGTCGACCATGTAGCCTTTGTACTCTAGTAGAGTAGTAAAGAATACAACTACTCCGAAGTAGGTCTCAGCAAATGCTCTACCACCTAAACGTACAACGGCGTTGAATGGACTACCATCGCTTCTAGTTGCCCACGGAGTAACATATGAATGCATATGTCGCCAAGGGTAGGAAGAGTTGATATCGGTAGATACAGTGTACGTTACTGCCTGAGATGTAATATCAGACCAGCATACACGTACCTGTCCCTGAATATCGTGTAAATGCCTAGCGTTATTGTGCAGGCGCCATACACTCGCGACATCTAGCGGCATGTCTGTATCGAGCCAGTTACCGCCCTCAGGCAAATAAGACTGGTACAGACTTGTACTATTATTCATCGTCCACGCCTATAATAGCTCATATGCATCCTCTGTCGAGTCAAATACACGCCTATTGTAATTTGCGACGTATGCGTAATCCATCATCGCGTCAGTAGCGTATCCGTCAAAGCGCACAATCCATACAGAGCCTACAGGATAAGTGCCAGACCACACTGGCGTCTCACCGAAATCTACGCGCATGTTAGTAGGCGAGAGCGAGACGATAGTAGCGTAATCGATAGTCTCAGACGCATCGTTGAATTTGCTGATGGATACGTTCTCTCCGGCGAGGAAATACGCTGTGTCATCTAGTCCTATATCTGAGTAGTAGTTCTCTGAAACCGACAAGTCCCACACGTATCCTGTCACCAATTCCGCATCGATGACATGCGCGGCCGGCGCGTATCCGCAAGTGCGAGTAGCTGACTCGGTCCACAGTGTGATTTTGCCTACAGCGCCCTTGCTCGGGTCTAACTCCCATTCGCGGCCGATGACCATGCATTTGCGCGCTGTGATTCCGAGTTCACCAGTAGCAGTATTCGGCACATGTGGTGTCGTAAGTGATACTGCCGTACCGATGAATAACGAGCTCATCAGCTCGGATTTCACGGCTATGGTAATCACCTCGTAATCGTGAGCGAGCATCCGCAGTAATTTCCAGCCGGATTTCGCCGCTTCTTCCGGTAGTAGATCTTCTCCGAGAGACTTGTTCGATTTCGGCGAAATGCTTGCTTCGGCGCGCGATCGATTTTTGTAATGCGAAATTGACTCGTCTTCTCGGACCGTGAATGGATCTGCCTCAGTGCCACCGGGATGGTATCCGCGCGATATTTTCACAGTGTTGACTATGCCTTCTGCGTTTCTCGCCCACATTGGCCACATCCCGCCGGGCGCCGGCGGAGTAACGATGTCATCTGTATCAATCGTCACCATCGTATCGAGGTCGGACGGCGGTTTGAGCTCGATAAACGATATTTTACCGTATGAATTCAGACACATTGCAATGCCGTACAGCTTGGCTTCTTCACGCAGAATTTCTCGTACCGGTACACCTTCTCTGTACGAGTATGTACGATATAGTAGGTATTTATCTAGTATTCCGCTCCAGTCTACTGAACATTGGTCTAGGTCGGAGATATTAGCTATGTCAGCAGATGTAACAAATGGTGCGATTCCCGCATTGGCTTTCACCGACTCGGCCCAAATCATCGTAATTAGGCTACCGAGGTTTCCATTTTTTGATCCTAAAACAGGAGTTATTTCTGCGGATTCATCAAGAAAAATACACTCGTAGGTTATTGTAAGTGAGCTATTTAGGAACAAGTTACCGCCGGACCATCTAAACTGGGCATAGTCGGGAAGTTTTACGTCGAAGTATCTGTCAGTAGTATTCGGTGCTCCGTCCACTTCTAGGGTACGCTCGTAATCAGGCATTTTCACGCTTACATAGTCGCCACTGCTTAGATACGATCCGAGGTCGTTCGTGTAATAGATGCGCAGATTCGACTCGGCCTCAGTCGAGTCGAAGGACAAGTCGCCAGGAGTCCATACCGCAAACTCATCTTCCTTACGCCAGAATGTTCCGTTGAACGGCGGATTCAGCCAGCATCTAGGTTTCCCGCGCGCAAGCCTTGAGCGCGCAATGTGATCAGCCAGATTATTAGGCATTGAAGGTAGGCTGTAATAATTTACTATAGGCTCCGAATACTCATATCCGAGCTCTGCCACAAATATCGTATTGTCCAATGTGAACGGAAGTAGGACAAGTGGGTTAGGTGCGGAATTCCAAACAAACCACGGTGTATAGTGATTCGCGTTTTTGTTTACAGAGTAGGAGTTGCCCTCTGTTATGCCTACAATGATGATGTTGAACCACAGTTGGTCAGGCCACGTCGTATTTTTGGTCTTTAGCGATAGCTTGTAAACGCCGCTTTCGATACCGAAATTCAGCGTTTCAATGTAGGTAGAAAACGGAGAGGTACTAGCAATAGCACCCATGTAAGACTGGACTTCGGCGATGAAATCGCCCTCGTTTTCCCAGTGTCCGGTTAGCCGCCATGGTCCCACCTCGGTTGCAGTCGGGACATCGTTGTTCACGCACGATGCATAAATCCCGAGCGCGTCGTGTGACGAATGATGAATCCCGCGTATCCCGCCGGACAATGCTGAGGCGGATACGCCAAATTCCTGTTCTAGCATCAGCGTAATCGGCTCGATTTTGATAACCCACGAAAGCCCATCCGTGTCGACCGTGGGTGCCTCGGATATCACACCTCTCCAGATGAGGTTGTCTTCTGTGTGATCTACATCGAGCTCATCCGACGCCGCGCCGTCCACATATCGGAATAGGTAGCATCGCCGTCCCTCATATGTTGGTAGGTCGCCAAAGATGCGCGTGTCTATTCCAGTGTCGTTTTCTTTAGACGACATGTAGTGATTTTGTTTCAGTGTATCCCATTGCTGACCATCTACGGTAATGTAGGTAGATTCAACCGCCGTGACCTTGCACGCCTCGGTCCCGAGGTGGATTATGTCATCGACTTCGAACGACGATGGACTGGCAACGTACAGGTTTTTTGACACACCTGAGCCTGGTGCATCACAGCTCTCGGATAGGTAGCTTAGGATAGGCGCGCGTGTGGCGAATATCTCCATTGCACGCCGATGACGCACCTTGGCAGACATGGACGACAAGGTGACATCGCTGTCACGTAACTTGAGCTTTTCTGATATTTTTAGTCCCGAGTACTGCAATCCGGCGATGCGCTCCCGGCCGTCCGAGAGAGTGCTCTCATATGCGCGCGAGGTCACCCATTCGTACGGCGCGCCTTCGATTGTCAGTCTGTAGTCAATCTTAGTCATCTAGGCTACACCTTCCTACACATATGGTTTTGAACTCCACATTCCAGTATGACTCATCGTCCGGGTGAACGCGAGTAGGTTTGCATGCAGCCGAGTCTGACCTGAAGTAGTGCAGTGTACCCATAGTGTCATCGTCATCCCAAATGGCCACAAACGGTACTGTAGTACGACAATGTGCGAATAGTGCGTCGCATCCGTTATTGTGATACGTGTCATCTACTGTAGTATATGTATTCGACTTGGTTTGATAAGCCAAAGTCCAGTCGAAATAGTAGACAGATTCCGAGCGCTCGATGCCGTACGGCTCCGCGCCCGAATCAGGTAGCGCTTGCGAGCCGATGGGGTTAGCTTCGTACACGTCAGACGAATCAGTAGGCGGGAAGAAATCATCCGGGATAAGGATGTAGTGCGACTGGTATTGTGCGTACTCATCGCCGCCGCCCTCAAGTGGACCACATGCGCCAGTATATCCAGTGAGCTCAATAGCCGCGCTAGAAAGCGCACTCAGGTACGCATTGCCGTTGACTCCGGTCGTAATCGAGAGATACTGATGCGCGCCGCCGTACGAGTATGTCAGCGGGTCGACTCGTACCATGTCGACCGCGAACGTAACTCCCCATGTTGCGGCCGTTGCCTTGGCGTTCAGTGCAGCTTCTAGAATCTGCATGAAGTTGTACTCTGAATATCCAGTCCAGGCGTACTCGGTCTCGTCATGTGGGTCTATCGAGCGAATATAGTCGCCCGCGATACCGCGCATGAACATCTTGTTAGCCGCAGCCGCCGTTATCAGGTCGGATGCGGTAATCGTGATATTGCTCTTACCACTTTTGGTAAACGTCATCGAAAACGTCGATAGTGCTGATGACGTCAGGTCAAATCCAGCGCAGAAATAAATGCCATGCCGCCATGTCTGATTTATCTGCGGACGTTGCCTAATGGTAGGTGTCCCGAACGCTTCCTCGGACGCTATGTCTATTGGATAGACGTCTTGTTGATAGTCGAGATTTTCGGCAGTCGGTGTCCCGAACGCTTCCTCGGATGCTATCTCATCAGGATAGACATCTTGCTCTGGAATGTACGGAAATACCGTTTCTATCACTAACTTAGTTTCTCTTAGATAGAGAAAGTTCGTTGATATCACTTCAACGATCGTTTGAGTATCAACTACATTGGCCGCTACGTTTGATAGCGACTCTATAGTTTCTTGAGTTTCACGGGCGACTGTCATTGCATCACCCAATAGTAATTGAGAAAGCCACCGTATGACGGCATCGAATAAACGCTATAAATACGGTGGCTCATTTATTAGTCAACAGCAGAAATAGTTTCTAAGACGATTTTAGTATTTCTAGCGTTTGTAATGCTAGGCATTGATAACGTCTCTACGACTGCTTGAGACATTGAAGCTCTGCATGGAAGAGCTAAATCAGATGACGTAGTTATCGCCTCTATAACTAACCCACTCATTTTCGTGGTTACTACAGGTTGATATGGCGTTAGTAATTCTGTCCATATAGCAGATAGCATCGATGACGAATCACACTTCGACATCGACTCCGCTGTTATTTTTGTTACGCTTACCGGCATTACTCAGAGACCTTTATTCCGAATTCAGCACTATTGAATCCAGCCTTTGTCCAAGCTGTAGCCGTTGCCGGATCTGTTTCTCGAATGTCCATATAATCGACGTACGAAGTTGAAACAACTCGCGACGATCCAGCATAATCAGTAGAGTCTTGACGCACCATACCTGCAATACCTCTCGTGCCTGAATCGTCTTTTTTCGCTTCCATTACTATTTGGACTCCAAAAATACTAGCAGGAGTATGCGTCATATCTGCAAATCCATACGTATCTATATGCCCAACAGTTGCCGATTGCACGTATGTAGTATCGCCATCTGGAGAGGTATCGTCTATGAGCAGATAATTATCCGTACTATCTGAATCAGATCCAGTAAAGTCAGAATGATTTCCATTTCCAGTAGCCAAATACGAATCTACTCGTACGTCACCAAGGAAGTCGTTATTTACACTACCGTTCGTATCACAGATATATAGATCATCAATCCTATATCGTAGATAGTTATTTGCAGTGGTACCGATGCGTATAATGGATGCATACTCATTAGCAGTAGCACATGTGTCTTGGCTTGTTAGCGATATCCATCCGGTACCAGATCCGTTTACATGGATATCCACGACTCCATCAGAGTTGTCAAATGTTACTTTACACTCGATATAATTCCATGTATTTATTGATAACGTATTGGTGGACGTCCCTAATAGTGTCGTTCCTGCACCTCTATACGCTAGAATATGTCCTGACACATCTACTGCTAGTGAAAACTGTACAGTAGCTCCATCGATAATTTCTAGAAACCGCGTTGCGGTCAAATTCGTAATATACATTGCGAATCCGACTATGTACGTTGCTTGGTTATCAAGAGTCTTGTTGATGTGATAAATGTCAAATCCGGTGCTAGAATGCGCCCAACATCCAGTACCACGTCGTCCATCTGTAGCGCTAATTACAGATGCCGTTCCAGTAGAATTCCACTTTTTTGATGCTTGCAAATCAGCCGTTGCGTAATGGTCAAAACCGTCAATGAATCTTAGAGTCATTTATTATTCCTTTACAACTTGAATATTTTGTTTGATGTATCCGCCCAATGAACTACGACGTCACCGCCAGTAGGCGCTTCTGGCGCGTCAGTGAAAGTATCGATGTACGCTATAAGCAAGCTATTTTCGAAAGTGCTAGTATCGCGCTTGCATAGCACGAGTGCTTCCCATTGGTCACCGATCACTGAGGTAAACGTAGTGTCCGCTGCGTCCATAACTCCAGCGGTATTCGTCTTACTAGCAAGCGATACCTTTGTTCCAAGCGAGCCTCCCGCCACTCTAGCGCCTGAGGCTATACTGGATAAATACTGATGAGTGGCAAGATTGACGGTATAGTCATCAGTGTCTACTAGGATAGCGATGATGTCATCGTCTTCCCAGTCAATCTCAGCGTTGCCGAAAGCCTCGCGGCCTAAATCGTATAGAGCATTAGCCATGATTATGCCTCATCTAACTGTACTTTCCCTACGTAGATTGTTTTGAAGTCTATATTCCAGTAGTCGTCGAAATCTGGATGCACTTTTTTAGGGACGAATTTACACTCACTTTGTCGAATGTAGTGGAGCGTCCCTGTAGCCGCAGCCGCATCTAGTACCATCACGAATGGCGATGACGCGCGGCAATGCGTAAACAGAGCGTCCGCACCGAATCGACTATCTATGTCTGAAATTTCGGTATACGTGTTCACTTTCGGTTGATATGTCACCGAGAAATCGTAGTGACAAATCGGCTTGGTACGCACCATTCCGTACGGCTCTGACCCGGACTCGGGAACAGCCTGGCTTGCGAGCGCGTTCTCTTCATAGATGTCGCTTACCTCGGATGGAGGCAAACACCCATTAGGTACGAAGATGTAGTTTGACTGAGTAGGAGCGTTCACGTATCCGCCTACATTCAGCGGTCCACACCCACCTATATACCCTGTTACGCGTATCGCCTCATCTGATAGATTGTTCAGGTATACGTTGTCCTCACCTGTAGTTAGAATCGAGAGGAAAATGCCTGGCTCTCCAGTGGTCTGTACGCGCACAAGCGCAACCGTGAACGTGACTCCCCATCCGTTCAGCGCAGAGTACGCGTTCAGTACATCTTCAAGCGCCTCGGTAAATGTGTGCGATGCCCATGCGCTCCATCCGGTAGTAGCCGATGACCACGCGTCGTGTGTCTGGATACCGCTATCCGCTCGGCCGCGTAGAAACATCTTGCTCGCACCGGCCGCGAGCGCTATGTCAGCCGCGTCTACGGTAATGTCGGTCTCGCCATCCTTTGAGAACACCATCTCAAACCCATCTAGAATGGGCGATGCGAGGTCGAATCCGGCGCAGTAATACGTGGTCATCAGTACTGCACTCCGTACTCGCCGCGTCGTTTGCGCACTTCCGCAATCGAGTCGACGATGACGCGTCCAGCTTCTAGGTCGGGACGTAGCGTACTTACGTTGATGATGATTGGCTGTTGCGACGGTTGCGCGGACGCAGTAGTTTGGTCGTACTGCCTAGATGCATCGGTACCCATGGAGCCCGCTTGCGCTCCGGCGCCTCCCTTGCTTCCAGCCGCGCCACCGGCTGCCATCGCGGTACCAGCCGCGAGTTCAGCAGCCGACAATGCGAACATCGCGGCTGCGCCTGGATTGAATAAGATGGCCATGCCCGTTGCTTTGAACGCATCAGCTACTGATTGTTGAATGAGCTGGTCACCGATGGCCTCGATAGCCGCCGCAGCTTCAAACTTTTTGCCCTTTACCAGCGCTGATACTCCGCTCGCAATGGTCTGTTGAGTCATTTGCGAAAGCATCTGAGTTGATGCCCTGATGTTATTGTTCACTTCGAGTGCGCGTTGTTCTCGAGTATCGAACGCAGCCATCTGTGCGTCTAGCGTCAATCCCTCAAGCATGAGTTTGTCAGCTTCTAACTGCTTTTTACGTTCTAATTCAGCGTCTATCATCGTCTTATCAAAGTCATCCCATACCTCTGAAACACGCATCTTTTCTGCTTGTCGCAACTCATATGCGACTTTTTCGCCCGCTGCTATCTCATCAAGTCCAGCTTTTTCCTTTGCCCACTTAGCTTGTTCGGCTGCAAGTCCAGCGGCTCGCATTTCTTCTTGTTGCGCAACTACCGATTCTGCCATATCTATCTGATTTTTAGCTTTTTCCTCTTCATATACTCTAGACTTTTCAGTCTCGTCTTGCTCGAAAAGTAGACGTCTTTTACGTCGTAGCTCCTCAGCTCCAAGTATATCGCCGCTAGCTTCTTTTTTCGCGGCCGTATTGGTCAATCCAGTAGTAGCCATTTCCAGCTCTTCTGGAGTTGCCGTACCAGTACCAAGCCTAGCCCATAGGGCCTCTTCTGATTTGCGCTTTTGAACGCGTGCCATTATCCCTTCGAACGTGTAAAGCGATTTATTCAGTTCATCCTGTTTCTTTTTTGTCTCTGCAGTTTGCTTGGCCTGATCTTGCATATACTTAGTAAGC